GATGTCCTTCTCGACATCGCGGAGGTCTTGCGCTTCGCCCTTCACGACACGGAGGCGGTTGCCGACGGTCTTATAGGTGTCGGAATATTCCGTGAGACCCTTGAGCGTGAAAGCCGCTCCGAACCCGCCAAGCAGCGCCGATGTCGCAAGCAGCGTGCCCCTGAGCCGGTCGACGCTGTTGTGCATGCGCAGCGCCGACAGGGCGAGAACATTGAACTGGCGGGCATTGAGCCGCGCCATGGTCGTGTTCAGCCCGAGCACAGTGCGATCGGTCGACATTACCGATCGCTGCATCCTATCGCCGCCCTTGACGACCTCGTTGGCGAGGCGGTTCGTGCCGGCTATGGCGCCTGCGTACTGAACTTCGAAAAGGACGTTGATGGATCCAACCCGGCTCGCAGAACCTACCATGACATCATCCTGCGGACTTGAAGGTTGGGGCGGCACGGAACGCCGCGCTTATGGACGAAAGAGTCGGCGGGCGACGCTCCGCCAGTATCTTGCTGAGGGGCGGTATTTTCTCCGCCCTGCCCAACTTGGCATTTAGGTAGGCGATCTGAACCTCGCGCTTGAACCTGTCAGCCTCGATCTCACCGACAACCTTGGCGTACTGGATGATTTCGCATGGCGAGAGAACCCAGATTTCGTGCGGTTTCAGCCCGGAGCGAACGGCGATCTCAAAATAGCGTTCACCAAGGCTTCTTCGCTTAAAGGGACGCCTGCCTCATCGGCGGCCTCCTTGGCTACCTTGGCGGCATTCTTGACCTGCTCTTTCTGGGCGTCAGCGATCTTTTTCAGGAGATCGGCATAGCTCTCGTTTGCAACGGCAAAGGAGACTGCATCGAGGATCGGCATCGCCGCTTCCGTGATGTGGAATGGCAGAGCATCGATATTTTCACCGATGCGGATGACACGATCGCCGGCGTCGCGCGACTTGAGCCCGACGCTGACGCAATGAGTGAGCACTCCAAGCACGCTGTTGCGCGCGGCTAATTCGATCTTCTCGAAGAAATCCTCGCCGTATTTCTCCTCCAGCCCAACGGCTTCGGAAAGCGAGAAACAGAAAAAGGCCCCCTCCCCGGCCGGCGGGAAGGGAACTTCGCCACGAAGCTTTGTCATGCGTCACCTTACGGGGTCACGGTGTATTCGGTGACGTCGCCGGCCTTCTTCAGCGTGATCTGCATCGTCATGGCGCCCTGCACCGGACGGGCGCGGGAAACGTTCATTATGATGCAAGGCCACTGTTCGCCCTTGGTGTTGCCAGGCTCTTCCATGCGGAAGTTCTTGGTCAGGCCAAGCATCCCGAGGAGACCGGTCGCACGATTGTGCGTCGCGTCAGAGGGGATGTAGTTGACGGTGATGGTGAGATCGCCGCCGTCGATCAGCGCGCCGATGTATTCCTTGCGGCGGCCGGGCGACTGATGGTTGGTGACCTCGATGTTGTCGACGGAATCGCCGTCATCCGGGCCTTCCGTGATCTCGCCGATCTCTGCGAAGGTTTCCGGCGAGCCGCCATCGCCCAGCAAAAGCTTGCTTCCGTAACCAAGGCGTGCCTGCGTCGTCATCTTCTGTTCCTTTCATGAAAAAACCGGCACGCTGGCCGGTCAGACTTGGGTTGGTTGTGGATTCCAGTCAGTCCGCGTCGTCGGCGAACCTGACCTCTTTGCAGGTGTGAACCCTGGCAGTCGCGGCATCGAACGTCGTCGAGTGGCACTGCGGGCAGCGCCAAATCGGGACGCCGGACCATCGCCCTTCTTCCATCCCGCCGATGGTCTTCGCGTCGGCTTTCTTTGGCTCGGCTACCGGCACAGATGCCATCTGCTTCTCGAACTCCTCGAACTTTTCGGGGAGCGCGGATTTTGCTTTTCTGGCCATCATCAAATCCTCGAATAAAAGCTCGTGTATTCCGACACATGGCAAAACACGGAGTTGCCCTCATCGAAGATGAACGCCGTGTTGAAATGCTCGGTCATCTGGACGGCGCAGCCTTTGAGCGTGCCACGCCAGTTCTGAAGCGCGAGCACAACTGCGTCGCCCAACGCAATTGCGGTGGCGTCCACTTCAGACCGGCATGTCACCTTGAGATGCGCGTCGTAGAGGCCGACCGGGCCGTTGTGGCTGTAGTCGCCACCCTGTTCCGGCACTTCGAGCAAGATGTTCGGCCGCAGGGCATTCTGATCGACGCGGCCGACCATGATCCCGCCCTTCAGCTTTGTCGCTACGTCGGGCACGGCAAGTAGAGCGGCTTTGTATGTGGCAAGAAGTTGCATCTACTTGCCCCTGTGGGCCACCGTGGCTGCATAACGGATCATGCCGAGGCCAAGTTCGCGTCCCATGATCTCGACGGCCTCGTCATCATGAGCGAAGAAGGCCGGTTCAAGGAACGGCTTTGCCTTAGCGCCGGGGTGCATGACCTTGCGCTTCGGTTGCCAATGCGGCCGAGTCCCGCCTTCAACAAGGTGTGCAATGGCGATGCCTCGGCCCGTCGCTGCGATCACCCATTGCGATAGCGCCGAGGTCGTCTTCAACTTGCGAATTGCCATTGAGCGGGCAAGCACTCCCCGGTGATAGGACCGGTTCGTCTTCAGATTAGCCTTGGTCGCTCGCAGCATGGGCGTGAGCGCCTTGCGAGATGCTTGGCCGACCCGGTTCTTTGGGAACTGTCCGACTTTGCGAATGGCGCGAGCCGTCTCGCGGTAGCCGGTGACCTTGGACATCAGAGCGCGATCGGCAGAACCGTGAGCAGCGCGTTGCCGCTGGTATATGTGATCGGGATAAGCCTGGACGCATTGACATAAGCTGAGGCATCGCCGCCGCGGAATAGGATGGCGCCCTTTGCGCCTGCCGCAAGCACGAGCGAGCGCGTCGGAATATCGGCGATGCCGGCACCAGCAATGATGCCCGTCGTTTTGGTCGGTGCGATCTCGACTGTGATCGACGCGGAATGCCCGTTATCGAACATCAGCAGCAGATCGCCACCGGTGAAGGGAACGGTATCTCCTGCCGGCGTCGACGCGACGGGAACGACGACATCGCCCTTGATGGTGGGCGTGACCGTGGTGAGTTTCGCCATTGCTGGACCTTTCTATGTTGGGATGTCTGGAGGGAGGTCGCCGAAGCGACGAGGATCGAGGCTGGCCTGGATCATGCAATCGTCGCGGCCGTCGTAATTCGGCATCACGGCGAGCACATTGAAGACGAGGCTGTCAGCGCGGATCGCATCATCCGCATAGGCGTGCGTGTCGTTGTAGATCAGGCGCATCGTTTCATCGATGCCCTCGAATTCGAGAAAATCGCCGCGGATTGTGTGCGTGACGATGCTGGAGAGTTCAGGGCCGGCGAAGACCTCCCTCCCCCGGTTCGGCGAGATCGAGCTCCAGACTTGCCGGTCCTCGACCCATGCGACGACATCATTGAAATCGCCAGGCACAATCGCCTTTTTGAGCACTAGGATCAGGTTCGATGCGTAGTGGGACGACGGCATCACCAGCCCCCGTTCGGCGGCTCATTCGTGTTCGGCACGCGGTAGTTCCGCAGGAGTTCGTCAACGCCGAACGCGATCTTCTTCTCGACCTGCATCAGACGCATATCCATAAACGCGGCCTCACGACTGGTAACGTAGTGCGAGGCGAGAAGGAGGGCAGCCTGTCGCAGCGGCGCCGGGACAGCCTCGGGCGTGGCCCAACCGGCCTTGTAGATGACCTCCATCGTGCCGTCGGTGCCTGTCGGAAAAGACGACATGAGTGCGGGGATCGTGATCGTCGGCAACATGTCGACGATGACCTGACCGGTATCCGCAGGATCGACCGTGTGCTCGGCGTCTGTGGTGTACGTGATCGACACGATCTCTTTCAGAGGCGGCCGGAGCAACTGCACCACCGGCATGACGCGGCCGAGACGGAGACGGATGGTCTGTTCCATCAAGGCACGGTTGGTTTCCTTCTCGATGAAGGCGTCAGCAGCCTTTATCCAGAAGTCCAGCAGATCATCTTCCGAGGCATGGCGGATTCGCTTGTTGGCCTTGAGGAGCGCCTTGTCGATCGATGTCGCGGTTGGGCCGGTCGTTACTACGAGATCCATCGCTGCCTCGATCGAGCATGTCGGCGGGCCGGACCATGCGATCCATGTACCGGGCCGATTGGGTGACGGGAGACGCCGAAGCGCCTCCCCTGTTCCGGTCCATCAGATCGGGCTCTTGCTCATCGGGCCGTTCTCAGCGCCGAAGAAGACCCACGTTGCCCAGACCGTAGCGGTGTCGGTAGCCCCCGCCGACAGGTCAGGCGTGATTTGCGACCTGACGTACCGCTCTGCCGACGACAGATCGAAATCGAGTTCGACCGTGCCCGTTTCGGTGCTTCCGCCGCCGGCGCCAGTCGCAACGACAGTTTTTGCCAGCGCAGGCCCGAAATCAGTTCCAGCGCCGGACCCATCGGCATCGTCCTGAATGTTGACGGTAAGCGACAGTGTTGCCGCTGCCGCCAGGGTGGCGCGATAGCCGATGATGAGCTTGGCCGACTTCGCGATGCCGGACGAGGTGTCGAGGCGGTCGGCGTAGGAGCCATCCGCTTCGGTGTTGTCGCCAGCACCGCCGGCCGTGGCCGTCTGATAACTGGCATAGGCAGAGCGGGCGTCAAAGCCCCCGTTAAATGCTCGATATCGAGACATAGACGTACCTTTCTATGAATGGAGTTCAGTCCAAAGTTTCCAAGTCGTGCCGCGCAGGATGTGGCCAACGCATCCCTGCGAGACATCAAAACGCGAGGCCATTTCTCGCTCCGTAAGTCGTCCCTTGAGTGCTCTGATTTTCTGCACTTCTGCCCATGTCAGCTTTGCTGAGGGGTGCCCTTCTCCGAAAACATGGGTGCCGTGGCAGATCTTGTCTTCGCAGTTTTCAGCCCTCGTTTTCCACGAGAGATGCGATCGATTCACACACCCAAACTGGCCTCTTCCGCAGGAATGGGCTGCTTCGTAGTCGGCGCGAGGTGGTGGGCCGTTGACTTCTTCGCACAGGCGTCGAGAGACGACTATTGGTCGCCCGTTATGCCTCATCTTTGCGTAGCCGTTCGGGTCGCAGTAGAACGGCCAAGTAAGGCATTCGTCGCCTTCGTATGGCAACACTACATCGTTGTAGTAGGCTTCCAACTGACCATTCGGAGACCGGCCTTTGACCGGACTCCCATGCCGCCGCCACCGTTTCCAGTGCTTTTTGCATAATCCCCGCGCGTCGCGAGGATTGTCACATCCTTGCACTGTACAGACGAAGCCCATTGTCAGCTTGCCCGATCTTGTGCCGGATTACTCCGGCTCCTCCTGCGACTTCACCGCTTCCGCGATGATCTCATCGGCACGCTTGGCGTCGATACCGTTCTCGCCGCTGATCGATTTTGCCAGCGAGACGCGCTTCGCATGATGGATCTCGCGCCAGTTCTTCGGCACCTTGACCGTACCGCTCTCGACACCCACGAAGTAGACGTCGTCCTGGCTGTTGTCGACGAGATCGGCCTGCTTCTGGGCTTCACCCTCGGCGACATTGCTGGCGCCGTTGGGCTTCCAGACGCCAGCTGCGACGAGACGCTGCGCGACGTGCGGCTCGAAACCGCACTCCTGACCGCCGCGGTAGACATCGAAACTCTTGATCGCCTTGCCGGCAACCAGACCATATTCATTGACCTGCATTTCTGCCTCCGGAAAAGAGTGCGGCGGCCCGGTTGAGCCGCCGGAGTTAATGGATCAGCGGCCCCACTTGACGCCGGTGAGGAAGGCGACGGCCTCCACGTAACGCGACCCGAAGTCGTGCTCCATCGTGGCCTTGATCGCCGTGCTGTCGGTCGAGAACATCGACACATCGGATGCATTGACCTTGATCGAGGCATCCGAGGAAATCGCCAGTTCCAGTCCCTTCGCGTTGCCGACGAGAACGTGGCCGAAGGCGATCAGCGCGAGGTACGTCTCGTTGGTGCCGCCGCCCAAGTTCTCGGGGAACGTACCGGCGACACGCACCGGGTAGCCCTTCCACGTCTTGTTGTCGCCCTGAAGCGTCGGATAGACGTAGTTGCCGTTCCCGTCGCGCATGTCCTGGAGATAACCCAGGGTGAAGACCGACATGCGCCACTCCAGCCCTGCCAGCAGCGCCGGATAGCGGGTGAAGCGGTTGAGCAGCTTGCGGGCGTCGGCGTCGACGTTCGCCATGGTCGGCGTGGTGGAGTTGGTGGCTGCCGTCGAATAGGTGCCCGGCAGGTTCATGATGCCCAGCGGGTCATCGTTGATGCCCTGACCGAGATAGGCCACCGAGTCCATCTTCGTCGACATTGCCTGGGCA